GTCACCCGACGGCGGCAGCTATACCCGCGTCGGTGCGGTCAACCACAAAGCGCGTTTCGGTTCGCTGACGGCTGCTTTGCCAAGCGGCGCGGTTTTCGACCGTACCAATACCCTAAGCGTAGAAATTTCAGCGGGTCAAATGACAGGCGGCACGGAGCAGGACAGCCGCGATTTGCTGACATTGTGCTACGTTGACGGCGAATTTCTGGCATACGCAAACGCCGAATTGAAAGGCGTGGGTCGTTACACACTGGGCAACCTGACACGCGGCGCGTATGGATCCGCTATTGACAGCCATGTGGCGGGCAGTAAGTTCGCGCGTGTTGACGAAGCATTGTTCAAATATGCCGTCCCGCGTAACTGGATTGGTCGCACGGTTTGGGTCAAGCTGGTTTCGTACAACGTTTTCAGCGGCGGCATACAGGATTTGGCGTCCGTCCCCGCGTATTCCTACACCATCAAGGGCGCACCGCTTGGGCAAATCCAAAATCTACGCCTGACATCATCTTGGGCATACGGCAAAGAAGCCGTCATCGCTTGGGATAAGTTGGACGGGGCGGATACCTACGACGTGGAAATCTACGCAGGCAACAGCCAACGCCGTTTGCGCCAAGTCAGCGGTATTGTGGACAACAGCTACACCTACACGCAAGCAGACATGAAAGCCGACGGCGGGCAGGTGCGTGATATTGTGTTCAAGGTTCGCGGTCGAGCCGTTACCGGCAAGACAGGCAACTGGGCGCAAATCGCGGCACAAAATCCGCAACTGCAGGCATTGCAAGGCATTTCCATCGACAGCGGTTTGAAACAGGCGTTTTTTACCTGCCAAAGACCCGTCGAAGAAGACTTTGCGGGCATCATCGTTTGGGTTTCTGAAAACGCAGCCGTACCGACCATAGACGCAAACAAAGTCTATGACGGTGCGGAAACGTTTGTAACCATTGCAAAATGCAACGGCAGCCCGCTGGAGAAAGGAAAGACCTATCATCTACGCGCGGCGGGCTATGACAGTTTCGGTAAAGACGGTCTGAAAATCAGTAACAGCGTGTCGTTTACCGTTTACGATGTTTCGACAAACGACCTGTCAGAAAGCAATCTAAACAAGGCTTTGCGTGACAAACTTGCCCTGATAGACGGCAATGGTGCGGGAAGTGTGAACGAACGAATCGCAGCCGAAGCACAGGCACGGGCTGCTGTTGCGAGAGCAGCGGAAGACGCGAAAGCCGCAGCGAAGAAAGCCGCAGACGACCTGACTGCAAAAGCCGGCGAACTTGGCAACAAGATAACGGCTGTCGAGCGAGTGAATAACGAGCAGGCGCAACAAATCAGGACGGTTACGGCAGCACAAGGCACGACCGCCGCAGGCTTGGAGGTTGAAAAGAAAGCACGGGCAGACGGCGACAGGGCGGAAGCTGCGGCGCGTGAAACGTTGGCGGGTCGTGTATCTGCGGCTGAGGGTAACATCACGCGCGAAACGCAGGCGCGGGTTACAGCCATCAACGCCCAAACTGCCGCGACAGAGGCTTTGAAAACGCGGGTCGGCAATGCCGAAGGCAGTATCACGGCATTGCGCGAAACCGTTAATCAGAAAGACAGTGCAAGGGCTTCGGAAATCCAAACACTAACCGCGAAGATTGACGGTGTTTCGGTTGGTGGGCGCAACTACGCCCTATCGACAGGAACGCCCGGTAAAGTGCTGACCGTGAGCGGGAATAATCAGACTAAAAACGTCACAATCGACGTTTCGTCTGCTTTGGAACTGAAGCAAGGCGATAATCTGATTATCTCGTGCGACATTGAACTGACAAACGCTACATCGCCATACGGCAAACCATATCCACGAATCGGCGCGGAATTTTCCGTGACCTATGCCGACAACTCAATCGGTTATTTTGCTGCATGGTACGAAGAGGCGATAAACGGCACGACCAAAACGCTGAAGCAGCGGCTTGTTGCCAAACACACGGTCGCAAAAGAGGTTAAGGCACTGCGTAACATCATCGTTCAGGCACGATACCAAACATCGGAATCCATCAAGGTTTCCAATGTGAAGCTGGAGCGCGGAACGGTGGCAACCGATTGGACGCCCGCCCCTGAGGACAACGATGGCTTGCAGGAAATCCGCAGCACGGTTCAGGTAGTTCAGACGACCTTAACCAAAGCAACAGGTGACATCAAATCGCTTGGCGAACGTATCACGACGGTACAGTCAACCGCCGACGGCAACAAAGCGACGGTACAAGCCCACTCACGCAGTATCAACGGCTTGGAGGCGCAATACACTGTTAAGGTTGACGTTAACGGCAAGGTATCAGGCTACGGCTTGGCAACCACACCGAAAAACGGCACGCCTGAAAGTAAGTTCATCGTGAACGCCGACCGCTTCGGTGTCGGTGCGACCGGGAAAGCTGATATCTTCCCGTTTACGGTAGATACACGGCAAAACCGCGTCGGCGTGAATGGCGAACTGGTGGTAAACGGTAAGGCGATTGTCGATAGGTTGAACGCTGGGGATATTCACGGCGACAAAATCACGGCAAACACGCTGAACGCAAACCGCCTGACCGCTGGAAGCGTAACCGCGCGTGAGATGGCGGCGGGTAGTATCACGGCTGAAAAGCTGGCGGCAAACGCTGTTACAGCCGATAAACTTAAAGCAGGTTCAATCACGTCTGACAAGCTAGCAGTTAGAACCTTATCTGCCGTAAGTAGTGATTTGGGCGATATAAACGCGGGCAACATCAATATCGGTAACGGTGCTTTTACTGTTTCGAGGGATGGCGATTTATATGCAAAAAACGGGCGTTTTGAGGGAACGATTTATGCGGATAAAATCGAAGGAGATGTTTTGAAGTTCCTGCCGTTTCAGAAGACGGGGGTGGGGCGATACTTTTTGCGTTACCACAATAAAAGCAAAAAGAATATTATTCTATCGTTTCAAAACTTATCTTTCACGACGCCTGACAGTAAATCAAGTTATTGGGTAGTGGTTAAAGTTAATGGATATGTCGCCATCAATAAAGAGTGCTGGTCTGTGTTTTCGTACGTTGACGGAGATAAGCGTGAGCATTATCGAGGCTTGTTTTACAACATTCCGTATCTATCAGTCATTTCCCCTGGTGATGTTGCGAATATTGTAATCGAGATAGACCACGAAACCACATATAGACGACCAGTAGAACTTGAAAGCACGCCATATGTCCTTGTGGCTATGGGTTAACATTATAGGAGTTTATTATGAAACAAATTATTGCAATTTCACACGAAATCGAAGACGAAAGCACCGGAGCGGTCGCAAGATACCATGTGATTGAGTATGTCAGTATTGATTACAAATACGGCAACGCGACAGCAACCTTGAACGGCTATGTGTCCCAAAAGGCGCATGAAGCGGGTCGAAATCCGCTTTGTTCGCATTCTATTGCTGTTGAAGCTCTGCCCGATGACGAAGAAGTGTCCCGCGCTTGGCTGTATCAGAAAGTAGCTGAACAAGGGAACGACCAAAGCGTCTTTTCAGGTGCCGAATTGGTCGAAGCCTAATCTAAATTTGAAACAACGCCCGTGATGATTCACGGGCTTTTTTATGGGCGGTCGCATGAACGATTTAGAAACAAAAATCAAGATAACCGTCGAGAACGGCACGGCTGTGGGCTTTAATCAGGCGGCAAGCGCGGCGTCGAATGCTTCCAAGCAGATTGAAAATGCTATCGGGCAGGTGAGATCAGAATTGGCGCGCAGCTTTTCCGAAATGCAGAAATCGATGGAAAAGGCGTTCGACATTGATATGTCCGATTTTGTCGGAGGTGTCGGCGACGGTAAGGAAAAGGTCAAAGAATTAAACGCTGAACTTGCCAAGACAGGCGATAAGGCAGAAGAGGCGGCAGGCGGACTGGGTAAAATCGGAACGGTTTTAGCCGGTTTTGCAACACTGTCATTTGCAAAATCCCTGCTTGATACTGCCGATGCCATGCAGTCGATAAACAGCCAAGTCCGACAAGTCACGTCGTCTGAAACGGAGTATTTGTCCGTACAGCGTCAACTTTTGGAGGTGGCAAACAATACCCGCGCATCGCTTGAATCAACGTCAAGCCTGTACGTTTCGACAAGCCGTGCCTTGAAAGACTACGGCTACACGCAACAGGAAATCTTGCAGTTTACTGAAGCGACGAACAATGCCATGACTATTGGTGGTGTTCAGGCGGAGCAGCAAGCCGCCGCGCTTTTGCAGTTATCGCAGGCTTTGGGCAGCGGCGTGTTGCAGGGCGATGAATTTAAATCTATCGCCGAAGCCGCCCCTATCCTGCTCGATACCATTGCGGAATATATGGGCAAATCCCGCGCTGAAATTAAAAAGCTGGGCAGCGAGGGCGAGCTGACGGCGGATGTGCTGTTTAAAGCTATATCGGGCGCATCGGAAAAATTCGGCGAGCAGGCGGCGAAAATGCCCATGACGATGGGTCAGGCTCTGACGGTGTTCTCGAACAACTGGCAAAGCATGATTTCTAAGCTGTTAAACGATAGCGGCGCAATGTCGGGTATCGCGTCCATCATCAAAATGATTGCGGATAACCTGAATTTGGTCGTCCCGATTGTGGCAGGCTTTGGCGTGGCGGTTGCCGCCGCAACGGCGCAGGTCATCGGCTTAAATGTCGCCATGCTTGCAAACCCGTTTGGTTTGATTGCGGTTGCCATCGGCACGGTCATCGGATTGATTGCCCAATTCGGCGACCAAATCGATGTTTTCGGCGGCGGCTGGTCGAACCTGCTTGATGTGATTCAAGCGGTTTGGCAGGCAATTACGGAAACCATCGGGGCGGCGATTGAAGAGATTAAGGCTTGGTTTGGCGGCGTGACGGACTGGCTGAATGAAAATGTCGGCGGCTGGTCGGCATTGTTTAGCCGTGTTATGTCGGCGATTGCAACGGTTGTCGGCGCATATGTCAACGCCTATATCAACACGTTCGCAACAGGCTGGATGTTGATTAAAGAAGCCGCCAATAATATGCCGCAGTTCTTCGCCAATCTTGGCAAGGCTATCGGCAACGTGTTTATCTCTGCGATTGAGTGGATGGTAAACCGAGCGGTCGGCATGATTAACAGCATGATTGACTATGCCAACAAAGCCGCATCGATGGTCGGCGTATCGGGCATCGATAAGCTGAATAATGTTCAGATTGGGCGCATGGACGATGGCGGGCTTGGCGGGCGAATCTCTGACAGTATGTCAAAAGACCGAGTTGGAAGCGCAGTTGACAACATCAACGCCCGCGCTGCCATGATTCACGAGCAAAAAGCCATGAGTGGAGGCGGTGGCGGCGGTGGTGGGAGTATGCCGAAATCCCGCGTCCCGTCAGGGGGTGGCGGGGGGGGGGGGAGGGCTAAATACAGCGGCCCGGCAGGGG